ACATAACTAGGTTCTAAATTAGACACTCTTGTTTTTAATTTAGTAGATTCGTCTTGAACACCTTTAGCATATTCTAAAGCAGCTTCTCTTTGTCTTTCTGCTTCACGCCATTTTTTAGTTAGTTTAGCAATTCTTTTTTTAACACCTTCACTATAATCTTCTAGTTCTTCTTTTTTCTCTTGCTTCTCGTCGCTCGCTTCTTTTTTCTCTTCTGTATCTGTTGTTTCTGTTGCTTCAACTGGTTTAGTTTCTTCTTCAACCGTTTCATTTACAACTTCTACTTTTTCTTTTGGTTCATCTATTTCAATATCAGCACCGGGACCTGATGTATCGATATCAACTAGATCTTGTTTGTTTTCTTCTGCTTCTGGCATAGTTAACTCCTTCTATGTTATATGTTATGCAACACGGCTTCAGGATCACCTATAGTTCCTAAAACTTCGTCGTCGTTTAATAGACGGACTTCACCGCCTTCAATTGGTAATCGTGATCCAGCGTATCTTGCAAAGATAACCCAATCACCTTTCTTGCACCAAGCTCCTGTTGGAAATTTTTCTTTATCGTAATACGCTAAAGGTCCAACTTTTAAAACGTAACCACAGTTTGTAGCAATACGTAATTTTTCTAAAGACTCTTGTGCAATAATTATACCACCTTTAGTTTTCTCTTTTGGTGTAAAAGGTAAAACTAAAAGTCGCCAGCCACTAGGGTCGGGCAGCTGTTCTTTTTGTTTTTGTATGTTGTCTGGATTTAAAGGTTCTGGTTCAGCCTTTTTTTCTTTTTCATATTTGTCTTGAAGACCAAGTTTAATCTTTGGTACTTCCTTTGATGTCGACGACGTTTTCTCGTTCATTTTTTTGCTCCTTTTCTTCTAGCAGGTTAGAGATTTCCTGTAATAGATATTGATAAGTTCTCGCTTGTCCTAACATATACTGATATTTCTCCATGTTGTCAACACCACCACTAATCATAGCATCACCAACTCTTTGTAAATTATCACGCATCATTTTTTGTATTTTAGATACAACTACTAACGGATCCATCATAACGCTGTCGCTTTCGCTGGTTCAAATTCATCTAACACTTCTAGTTTTTCTTTAGCATTAGCTATCTTTTCTATCTGTTTATCAACCTCTTCTATGTGTTGAGGATGTTCACCGATGCCAACACTGTTTTCTAGGTATATGTTTGCAGTTGCGTCTGCCTCTGCAATCTCTGCTTCGTATTTAGCACGAAGTGCATTAAGTATTGCTCTTCTCATTTTTTCTTATCGCTTCCTTTCCTTTTTTAAATATAGCAGCGACTTTTGATTTACCCATAACCTTGGCACGCTGTTCTCCAACAGTTAAGATTTGTATTTTTCTAGCAAAAGGTTTTGATATACGTTTTACTTTTGCAACTGTAGCACTCGCATCAGCAGGTGTTGCAAATTTTATACCAACTGTATCTCTAGGATTCTCGTCTGTGTATAATCTTCTACCAGAGCCTTTTGGTTTTTTACCCGTTCCTTTTTTTGGATCTGCCACCTAATACTCCTTTCAAGGTCTTTGCTTGAGCAGCGTGGGTCTTGGATGCTTTCTGCAAACCTTTCATTACTTTTTTTATTTTAGCTTTTTGTTTTTTCATATTTCTCCTTCCAATATTTTGCTCTTTCTAACTGTCTAATTCTATAATCTATTTTGTCTAGTCCTAATATTTTTTTTAAAAAGTCTACTAACATTTCCATCTTCTTCTAGCTTGACGTAGTCTAGAATTAGGATCTTTAGCAGCTTTCGGAAATTTTTTCATTTGACCGGCGCTCCTTGCGCAGAAGGACTTACGTCTCTTCGCAGCTTTAGATCCAGGTTTTACTTTACCCGTCACAGCTGTTTTTAATTTTGAGCCAGGGTTTTTTCTTCTGTATGCAGCAACACCAGCTCTTGTCATTCCTGCACCTTTTTCCGTAGGACGAAAATTTTTTTTATTTCTTGCAGGCATGTTATCCTGTCGTCTCATTAGATCATGCCCTTATAATATTTTTTTAAACTTGGATTTCCTACTGTCTTTCCATCTACATTTAATTTTATAAAACTACCCATGTAACCACCTTCTGCAGCTTTAGCTCTCTTAGCAAAAGTTTTTACATTAGTTGGTTTACCACCAACACCTTGTGCAACTGCTCTTTTTCTTTTAACTGCTGAACGTCTTTGTCCTTCTGACATCCCTCTTGCTTTAGCTAGTGGAACACATTTTGGATACTTACGTTTTGCATCTGCTTTCTGTTTTGAACGGCCACATTTTGAAAATGAACCATCTTTCTTTTTACTTCCAATGTCCACCCATTTCTGTTTGAACCATTTGTCTAAACCGTTCTTAGCCATGGTTACCTACTTGGTCTTCGTGCTTTACCAAAACCTTTTATTTGTATGCAAGCTTTACCGCCTTCGCCTAGACCTTGTCTTCTAAGTCTTTGTGTAGCTTCAGTAAGTCCACCACCAGCTTGATATATTCTACCACCCATAGCAGCTGGTTTACGTCCTTTGAAATCTTTTCTTTTTACACCAGATGGATCTTTAATTTTACCAGCACAAATTTTAGAAGCGTAGGCATTAGCATAGGCGCTTGGGTAGACCTTAAATTTTCGCTTCGCTGCGGCTTTACCTCTAGGACAAAGTTTTGTCATTATTTTTTCCTCGCTGTTTGTGCAGCTCTTCTAAAGTTTGCTGCAGTGGGTGAACCTTTGGCTCCTCGTTTTCTCATCTTCTCTCCAGAGCCAGCTTTGATTCTAGCTTTTTTAGCTGCAATGTTTGCGTATAAACCTTTTCTCATTATTTTCTTTTTTTTATTAAACCGCCATTTTTAACTGCTACACCATATTTTTGTTCATATAGTTTTTGTTTATCTTTTTCCATATCTTTTTTTCTTTGCTCTGATTTGTTTTGTTTTTCAAAAAGATCTCTCATTTTATTATAAGTTTTTAATTCTTTACTCTTCATAGTTTCAGGACTAGCAGATTTTTTGTTTTGTTTAACTGGACCACCTCTTTTGTATCCTTTAGGCGAAACTTGTTTGTTGTATAAATTATTTGCCATTATTTAACCTTACCACCTTTTTTCATAAAGCCCATTTTGTTTCTAACTTTAGTTGGAAGTTTTGAAAGACCTGGGTTTTTTTCTTTATCAACAGGTTTTAATGAACCACCTTTTTTCATTGCAGGTCGTTTTTTCATCATCATCATTCCGCCACCCATTTTTTTTACTCTTCCACCCATCTTGTATCCTTTAGGTGTTACTTGTTTATTAAATCTATTATTAGCCATTATTTTTTTCCTCCGTTTTTAAAAATTTGAGTCCCCTTTATACCATAAATGCTCGCCACGACAAGGATCCATAAATTTGTAAACCAACTGGGAAGCTGTTGAAACTGGTCAAAGAACTCTTTTATCTTTGCAGATGCACCCGGATCGTCCGAGAAGACCCCGTACGCAATCACTAATATCGGGAGCGTTAATACGACGAGTACGAACTCGTCTTTCCAGTCCGATTGTCGAGCTTCTAGCAATTTTCCTTGGTAAGCTTCCTCTCCGGAGGCCATACGAGCAGCGTGCATGTGTTGTGCGTCTGCCATTTTCATCTTCGTCTCTTGTTTTTTCTTATAAATATGCGTTGCCGCGTTTAATCCAAGTTTAAGTGCACCAAACCACATAATATTACTCCTCTCCTCTAATTATTGACACTTGATCTGGTAGTTTATCACTAGATGGTAGTGTTTTTCCAAGAATTGTTTTTTGAATTGATGTATTTGCACGTAATTCTGCTAACTCTTCGTTCTGATCTAGTTTTTCTTCTACATTTGACTGGTTCATCATAGCTTTCATCTTATCTAGATTCATTTTTTCTTTACCTTCCTTCTCTTTTCTAGCATTATCTTTAGCTTGAAGGTCTAGTTCTCTTGATTTTAAGTTAGCGATAGGGTCATTACCAAAATCTCCTGTTATTTTGTTTTCTTCTTTAGCAAATTCTTCCATCATTTCTGCAATCAACACTGCTTTTCTTGATTCAATCTTTTGTTGAAGCATTTGTATTTGATTTTGTAGATTAGGATTCTGTTGCATAGCCTGTGGGTTTTGTAACATAGGTATCATTTGTTGTAATTGTTGTAACTCTTCTCTAAATTCTAATTCAATTTGTTCTTGTGACATTAAACTTATGTGTTCAAGTATATTTTTTTGCACTGCAGCACCCACTGCTGGTGAATTTTTTACCATATTAGTTTCCATAAAATTTAAATGAGCTGTGATGTGTGCTCTATGATCTTGACCTGGAAATGCTTGAAAAGGTTTACCTGCTAAAGCATCAATATGTTCTAACGCTGGATCTTTTGGCATTGGTTGCTCTGGTCTTTTTAAAATTAAATCAATATCTTTTACCCCCAGTGCCTCATACATGTTTCGATACACTTCGTATTGATTATGTATTTGAGGGTTTGAGGCAGCCAGTTGCATTTCCGTCTGAGCTAAAGATATCCGTTGTGTTTGACTGAAGATATTTGGATCAGCAACTGGTAAGATGTCTACACGACTGTCAAAATCAGTTTGTTTAATTTGATTTTGTCCGCCTATAACATCATAGGGGTAAACTGGAGGTAAGTATAATTTAAATACTCTAGCCAAAATTGTAAATTCTTTTTTCATTGCAGCATACATTCTCTTATGAATCGCAGACATAACTCTCGATCCTCGTTCCAACATAGCCACTGTCGTGCCCACTGCTGCTTGTTGGTTCCCATCTCCTACCTGCAGGTCGGCAATAGATGCAAATCTTTGCCCTGCTGATACCACGACACCCATAAGTTGTAATAAAGTTTGAGATGGTTCTTTAAATGGTAAAGTCATAAATGCATCTTTCAAGTTTCCACCTGGTGCATCGACATCTCTAAATTCTCCTGGTTGTATCGATTGCGCTTCATCTCTCATTTTGATGCCACGCATTTTAAATCCTGCTGGTAAGTTTGATAGCGTTCCTGCATCTAACAATTGTCTTAATGCAGCGGTCGCTGTTCTTGATAGTCCTCCGATCATGTGGGTTAATCCAAAACCATAGAAACCTAGTCCTGGTAAAAATTTAAAATGCACAAAGTAATTAATTTTATTTTTATTAATATCGTTTGCTTCGTAGTTTCTTCTAATAGATAATACTTTTCTAGTTCCTTCTTCAACAGTTACAATGTATGGAAGTTTAATTCCTGTAGGTTCTCCGTCAACTCCAATATCTTCAAACCCTTCAAGATCTAAAGTAACATGGCATTCTAACAGAGTATACATTCTTTGATCCCTGCCTCTCGATGTTCCATCCAATTCTCTCTCTGCTTTTTCAGAAG